CGCGACGGTTTGCCTTCGCCGAAATTCTCGTTATCGCCGCCCCCCGCTCCTTGACCGCCGCCGCCTTGCGCGTAACCGCCGAGGTCTTAGCGACAGCGGTCAGCTTCTCGCTCGTTACCGACGCCAGGGACGATGGAAGGGAGAGCTCCGTCCACGACAGGTAGACCGACGGCACCATCACGCCCCCGCCGGCAGTCGGTTCCCCTTTGATTTCACATCAAATACTAAGGGACCACGACACATTTAGGGTGTCCCCTACGCTCACGACCTTGTCGCCGCCGGAGAAGACGCCGGCCGAGAAGAGCGTACCCGACGTGTTGTTGTTCGTTGCGACGGCGGAGGCGCCGAGGACGATGAATGAACCCTTGACCGTACCGCCGGTCGTCGCGATGATGAATGAGAGCGCCGCCGAAAGCGCCTTCGCGCCGGCAGAAGCTGCCGCCCAGGCGCAGGTCGCGCGGGCGTTGCTCGCTGGCGTCGACCAGAGCGGATAGTTACTGCCGTTGCCAGCCTCTGCCCAGCCGGTATGCGAGGCCATCGTATCGCCCGCTACCGGACCGGCAGCGTAGCCGACGCTCGAGATCAGGCCGAGATACGGGCCGACCTGGGTGAAGCCGGAACCGGCGAGATAGTTGTCGAGCAGGTGGTTCTTGCCGACCGTCGTCACGACGTTGTCGATCGAGTCGCGCCACTTGACGACGCCATCAGCGCCAATGCATTCCATCTCGTAGCGGCCATGCGCGAGCAGGGCTTCCATCAGTCCGTCCCCGCGCGTCACCGACGCATCGCTCGCCGCGACGGGCTGGAGTCCTTCCGGGTGATTGTCCATGAGTCCCTCGGTTAAATTGATCGGCGCGGGCAAAAAAAGACCGGCGCTACAGAATCGCGCCGGCCTGCTGACAAGGTAAGGCAAAAATGGACTATGGAGCCGCTGGCGTTCCCGCCGTAACGGCCGCCGCGAGCGCGTCTGCCTGAGTCTTGACGTCCGCCGCGAGTTGCGTCGATGCCGCGCGATCTCCGGCGGCATCCGCAATCTGTCCCGCAATTCCGTTCAGCAGCGTCACCGCCGATCCGATGACGGTGTCTTCCGCTGCAACTGCTGCCTTCAATGCATCCATCTCAGCCGACATCGCTTTCTCCTTCAGGTAGACGGCGGGAGTGCGTCCGCCAACGCTTTCGTCGAGTCCTTGATCCCCTCGGTTACTGCGACAACCTCCGCCGGATCGATCTGCTCGCCAACGCTCGCCTTCAGCGTTTCCGCGATCGACTCGACCGCGGTCGCGATGCGCGCCAGGAGCGCGAGCTTGCGACCGTCTTCGAATAATTGAACGCCCAGAGGCATCGCGAAACTATCGCCCGTAGGGGGCGAACGGGTAAGGCAAAAATGGACTAACGACGCGGTGGCCGGCGATGCATCCAGCGGTAATAGGTCGACGTCGATGCGAACTGCCCATCCGTTCGCCGCGGCAATTCCCCGGTGCGGACGAACCCGCTGCCTTTGGAGACATACGGCCTCGCCCCGCCCCAGTGCGTGCGAATCCGTTGCTCCAGCTTGACGACGGCGTTGCTCGGCACCTCGGGGATTTCCTCCATGAGCACCCGCAGGAACCAGATGACGATATCGTCTTCAGTCATTTGCGCCATCCAGTAACAAACTTAGAGGGCTTTCCCCAATGCCGCGGCGGCCCGTGCGGCACTGCTGGCAAGGACGCCGGCGCAGACGTCTGTACTGCCTCGGGCGCCTCCATGCGATCGGGATCAAACAGCGGCGGCTCAATCTTCGCCGCCAAGCGCTCCCAATCGGACTCCTTCCAGCGCGTCATGCCGAGATACGCGGCCGCGGCGTAGCCGTAGACCCAAAGATCGAGCGGCTCGTTGCGCTGGCCCTTCTTAAGCATCCACTCACCGCGCGGGCGCCCCTTCACATAACGCGTCACCCACTGCTCTGCCGTCAATCCGCGGTAATAGGCGTCGTCGAGCTCGTGGGAGGTGTGGATGTACCCAGGACCCGGATCGGTGAGCGCCAAGCGCTGATAAAGGATGTGTTTGATCGTGTCCGAGCCCACCGGCCAGACGCGCGCGCCGGCGCGAATTTTCTTGCCACGCCAATTGGTGTCACGCTCCGTCGGCTTGCCGATCACCGGTTTGCCAGCCTGCGACTGACCCTTCACCGCGATCACGTGGCGGCCGTGGCGCGCCCTGGTGAACGTCTCGACCTTGAGGCTATGGTGACCGCCGTGGTCGATCGCGGTCGCGCGGATCTTCATGTCGAGCCCGAAGATATTGCGCAGCGGCGTCGTGAGCAGCTCGTCGAGCTGCGTCCAGACCGTATCCTCTGCGGGGTCGCCGAAGAGCTTCACATAGTCGATCACCCAGCATTCCTCACCGCGGCCCCACCCGAGGATCTTGAACTCGAGGCGATCGCCCTGGACGTCGACCGCGGCCGTGAGCAGCAACGTTCCACGTGGCACCGCCCGCAACGCATAGGGTTCGGCGCGACGCTGCACGTCGACCTCGGCGATGCGGTTGCCGACGAGCTCCCAGGTCTCCGCCAGGCGCGCATTCACAAAGACCTGCATGAGGGTCTGATCGCCCTCGTCCAGCGCGATCTTCGCCTGCAGGAACTCACGCACCATCGCCGCCCAGGAAAGCCAGCCGAGAGGCGAATAGAGGCTGTTGAGCCAGTATCCGCGAACGCGAGCGCCGGGGACCTCGGCGCGCCACTCGCCGTCGGCGAGCATCTGCGTCTTGAACGTCTCCTCGATCAAGACGCCGCAGCCTTCGCACGCATAGCGCGCGCTCTCCGGCGCGCCATCGTCCCAGCGCAAATTCTTCCACTGCAGAATTTGCCGGTGACTGCAATGCGGACATGGCACGTAGTAGCGGCGCTGGTCGGAGCCCTTATAGACCTGCTCGATCCGGCTCTCATCCTTGATCGTGCAGGTGGAGGTCTTGAGGCGCTTTCGGCGACCGAACGTGTCCTGGCGCTTCTCGGCGATCGAGATCGGATCGCCCTCCTCGTCGATCGACATCGGATAGGCGTCGATCTCGTCGAAGAGCAAATCTCGCGCTGGCATTGAGCGCAGTCCTGCCGCGCTGTTGGCGCCGGCGATCACCAGAATCCCGCCATCGAACTCCTTCTCGAGGAGCGTGTTGCCGGAGTCACGCGAGCGCGCGGGCTCGACCTTATCTCGCAAGACCGGCGTGGATTCGATCAGCGAGGCAATACGTTGCTTGCTGTAACGCTTCGCCAGATCCAGCGTCGGCTGCACCAGCATGATCGGGCCGGGATTGTGGTCGATCGAGTAGCCGATCCAGTTGTTGCAGCATTCGCTCTTCCCGAGCTGCGTGCCGAACCACAGCGCGACCTCGACCACATCGCTGTCGACCGAGAGCGCGTCCATTGGCTCGCGCAAGTAGGGCGTGCGCGCGGTGCGCCATTGCCCAGGCTCGGAGGCCGACTTGCCGGAGAGCACGCGATAACGGTCGGCCCATTCGGAGAGACTGAACGCCGGCCGCGGCGCCAGCATCTTGCGGAATGCTGTCGACCAGGCGGTCTCGGTGAGCTCGAGCATCACGCCACCACCACGCCGCCGCGGCCAAACTCGGCACGGATGCGGTTGATTTCCTCGAGCAAACGCTGCCGCAATTTGCTCCGATGCTCGTCATCGATGCCAAATTCCGCCGAAATTCGGTCAGGAATCGACATCATCTGTTGCAGGATGGCCGAGGCGAGCGAACTCGCCGACTTGTCGTTTTCTTCCCGCGGAACCAGATCTCCCTTGAGCCGCGCAAGCTCGATTTGCGCTTTTTCTGCCTCTGCTTTATCTCGTTGTTCACGCCAGTTGGTGTTGGGTCCTTCCGATTTTGCAGGAGCGGCCTCGACGGGCTTTTGCTGCCCGAGCGCGCGCCGCTGCTGGTCGGGATCCGTGCGCGCCTTCCATAACGTCTCAGCAACCAGCGGATCGAGCAGGCCGTCGGTGAGCGGGATCCTGCAGCGCAGGATCGCCTTGCTCACCGCGGCCCGCGTGACGCCGCGACGCCTGGCGTACTCCGCCGGCGTGACGAGCTCGTGCTGCGACCGTTTGTTAACCTGTGAGGGCATATTTACTGGAATGTCAACTCCCAGCCCCCGCAATCACTAACGCAATTTCGCGAGCTTTGCGCACC